TTAGATATTCAAAGTCACCAGTTGATCCTGTTCTGGAATCGAAGTGGTGAACCGAATCAAAGGAATTGGTGACTCTCTGTACCGTTGCAATCTTTCTACTACCAGAAGTTGCACCAGTTGCAATTCTATCACCTTCTTCAAATGTTCGTGTGTAATATTTCAGAGTTAGTTTACTGAGATCAGGATCCCAAGAGTGAACAAGTGCCTCTCCATCTAGACTGAAATACGCACCTTCTTTGTTTGTTTCGCCGTCTGTGTGATAGATCGTTTCGTTCTTGATAAACTTTCCTGTGAACATGTCCTCGACATCAACCCCATCACCTGCACCCGTATTACCACCAGAACCACCACCGGAAAGAAAAAGAGAAATGCCGGGGTATGTCTTTTCTGCCCAGTTTTCGAATGTCAAGTTATCGAGAGTCCAGTCATAGTACGGATGAATTATATCATTGAAGAGGAGAACCAACCAGTGAAATTCTGGGTTGCCATATAATTTATCTGCTATGATCTCGGGAGTATCACCGTCCTGTACTGTATACTCAATAAACATTTCGGTTTGATCCTTTAACTCAGGAGAAAACCCAATACGTTTCATGATATTGACAACGGCCTTTTGCTTTACTTCCGAATTTTGAAGGAACGGATACCTTGTTAGGGGAAACTTACTAAAAAATGCCATCAATAACCCTCCAAGATGTCATCCTTAACATTGATGTCGAGTTCTTTGAATGTCAGAGACATGGTTGTTGCGACTGGCGCACCACTACCGAAAGCACTGAAGTTCCCGTTCGGCGTGAAATCTACGTTGACTTCTGTTAATGCACAATCACGCATTTTTAGGAGAAACGGATTTTCCACAACGCTGTTCATGTTTCTCTTATAGAATTTTATTGCGAATATGGATGGTGGCACAAGGAAGTTTCCGCCAGTTGCTAATGCTGGTGCAGAATGGAAGCGGAACATCTTAATGATTGCTTCTACCATCTGTGATTCTTTCAGGTTTCTAGGATAAAACTCATAAGAAAACTCGAATGTTCTGAGTTCGGGTGAGTTGTATACAAGTTCTTTTCTCGGGTTAATCGCTTTACTAAGAAGTTGAGTTGCTGCGGACTCTAACTCTGTGTCCATTCCGATGATACTCGCAACACTGTCTAATGCACCAATCGCTTTTCTCATCGCTATCGGACCTGCTGCTTGAATCATGTTCATGGCCTCTTTGCCTGCATCTCCGAAGTTACCAGACATCAATGCTTTTCCTGCGGCCGCAAGAGCAGTTCCGGATTGTCCCAAAATGGAGGCAAACAATAGACTGGGTGTATCGTAACTCTGCAAGGAAAGATTATTAATTTTGTGTGGCATGTAAAGGAAGCAAGTATCCTTTGACTTATACTTCTTCTGTCGCAGAGTTCTGGTTGGGTTTGGAGTTCGTACTCGCTGGTTCACCCCACCTCTGTAGTTTTGATTGCCCATAAAATCAACTCTTTGTTGAATTATTTCATCACTCGAAAGTCTAACTGTCTTCACAGTATCAATTCGTTCTGTTACGATACCTGTCGTATTTGCACCAGTTCCTGCATTTCGATTCGTAATTGCTCTCTGTCTATAAATGGGATCGCCCGGGACCTCTTTGGTGCGGGTTGGTTGATACCCAATTGGTGTCAACCCCATATTTGCTATATCCTCATCGCTCATCTGAGCAACGCGATCCTTCCATGAATTGTCCTCTTCATTTAGTGGATTTTCTTTAAGGAGTGTACTGAGTCTATCAGCATTTCGTAATTGGGCACTCTGTGTTTCATACATGTTGAATTGCATGAAGTGTGTAGTATCTGCATCGGGACTCGTCGCAAGATCAATAGGGAAAGCAAAAACAGATGAGTTTGATGGGTTATTTGTCGTCTTGTATAAATTTGCAAGCGGACCTTCGGCCTTGTTCAACTCAATTTCATATCTACGAGAAGGATCTAACCGATTTGCCTCATAATCACCAGTATAAATTTCAATAGCATTTTGATCACTATAGAAAGAATTCCTGTTTTGGGAGATATCCTTTGCTCCCTCTATAAGATTGGAAACAAACCCGTTATCTTGTTGTCCGTCGAATGCGGTCATGCAATTTTTCTCCTATGGTTCTACTACATACTATATATGGCATACAAAGGAAAGTATAAACCAAAGTATCCAGAGAAATACGACGGTGATCCCACCAAAATTGTGTATAGAAGTCTCTGGGAACGAAGGTTCATGGTTTACTGTGATAAGAATAAGTCTATCTTGTCATGGGGATCTGAGACTGTGGTTGTCCCATATAAATCCCCTGTCGATAATAAACTACACCGTTACTATGTAGATTTTATAGTGACTTCAATCAATAGAAATGGTCACAAAGAAACCACATTGATTGAGATCAAACCAAAAAAACAATGCAAACCCCCAGAGAAGAAGAAGCGAGTCTCTAGATCATACATCAATGAGGTGAAGCGATGGGGTGTGAATTCTGCTAAATGGAAGTACGCGATGGATTATGCAGAAAATCGCGGATGGAAATTTAAAATCCTAACAGAAGAGGTATTGTTTAAGTGAGCGAAAATAGAAAAAATCGAAGATCGGAGATATTCAAATCTATTGCAAAGGACCTTAAGGAAGTAAGTTCTGCACTCAGATCTGGACCCGATGTTCCTGCACCAAAAAACAGAATGTTGTATGAGGCCGCAGAGTTCACTAGACCAAAGTCAGAAAAAGAAGTAGAAGAAAAAGTAAATCAACGAGATCTGATCAAAGGTATTTCTAAATTAGACTACACTGATTTAAAACTGAACGTATTCGATGCGATTAAAGAAGTTCGTGACGCTGTAAACGCACCAACCGATGGCGAAGCAGCATTGAAGTGGATGGAACTTGCAATCAGTCAATTATATGAGGATGCAGATCTATCAGTGGAAGAGAGATTCCTTCGAGATGAAAAGCGTCTCATATCTACATCAGGATTCAAGCGTCCCGGTGAGATGTTCATGTTCAACTACGAACCCAGAACCAGATCAAAACTAGAATTCTATGATACTTTCCCTCTGATTTATTTGGTAAAAGTTGAACCGGGTAAGTTACATGGACTAAATCTGCACTATCTGCCGCCAAAAATCAGGACTATATTTTTCATGAACCTACAACAACTCAGAACTGGCGTCGGAACAGAAGCACGCCTGGGTAAACTTGATATTAGTATATTAAAGGCGTCGAATCGGTATAAATACTTTAGACCATGTTATAGAGTTTATTCTATGAAGAGAATCAACTCCAGAATGTTGAAGATACCAGCAGAAGATTGGTCAATTGCAATACAACTTCCTCTGGAGAGATTTAAGAAAACGTCGAAGTATAGTGTTTGGACCAACAGTAGAAGAACAATCGCACAACGAAGAGGAGAAATCTGATGTCCGCTAGATCAGAAGCAAACCAATTAAACCACGCACTTCCTGTAAGTCCAATCGACTCCACGAATGGTTCTTCGGAAGATGTTGTTATTGAGATGCTGAAAAGATCCGAGAAGGAAATGTCCAATCGAAATCAAATCAGCACAAGTGTATTCAATCAATCCAAATCAATTGAAGATTTCTTTCAGAAAATAAACACTACAGGATTATACTCACCATCAAGATACGACATCTCCTTTGATAAGCAAATAGTAAAAAGAGAAGTTCAAGATATGTTGACGTTCCAGTGTATCGACATATCATTCCCCGGTAAGAACTTTAGAACAGCAGATGTTCGAACATATGGACCAGTAAGAAGACCTGTTATTGATGCAGAATTTAACGGTGAATTAACAATGACGTTCCGTGTAAGTCGTGACTTTGCCGAGACAAAATATATCGATGAGTGGATGGATTTTATCTCTTCACCAAGGACTCGATATGATGTGCAATACTACGATGACTACGTTTGCAACTTATACATCGATGCACTAGACAAGGGAATAGATGTAGACGACGTTCCCGGTGTATCTACCTACAAATCAAGCAACGTGCTATACAGATGCGAGGTTCGTGAGGTATATCCAAAATCAATGGACAGTATCCCACTCGGATTTGCAAAGGCAAATGAGATTGCCACGTTCAGTGTCACATTTGCATATCGAGATTGGAGAATCATTCCAGTTCCTGTTGGAAATAATGATGATCTACAAAACCAAGCAATACTAAGACAATTTGACAGACGACAGGTTGGAAGAGAACAACCTAATGAAGCAGATATCGGGAGAGAAGTCGGTCCATTACGCGGCGTGGATTTCCAGATACCCGGTGGTGATTTCGGACTTGCATAAAGTGAAAGGAACAATACACTATGCCATTACCAATAGTAGAGACACCCACATATAGTTTTACACTTCCAGATTCCAAACAAAAGATCAAGTACAGACCATTTCGAGTAAAGGAAGAAAAGGTTTTACTTCTTGCATCAGAATCTGGTGATGTGAATACGATTTATCAAGCAGTTCATGATATAATTCTTTCTTGCACAGACGGAAAGTTGGACATTTTTAAATCAACGTCCATCGATTCTGAATATGCATTGATCAAACTACGGGCATCGTCTGTTGGTGAAACGATGAAACCAGAGTTACAGTGTATTCATTGCGAGAACAGTTGTTCTGTTAACATAAAAACAGATGATCTCGTAATAGACGACAGCATGAAAAAGGATAATCGGATCAAAGTAAATGAATCAATAATCATCGATCTGAAATTCCCTTCGTTTGCAGATGAACTGAGAAACAGCACCATGCAGGATCAAGTTGATATGGTATTTGATTCTGTTTGTTGTTCGATTGATAAAATCTATTCAGATGAGGAAGTTTTCGACGCATCAGACTACAAGAGAGAAGATATTGAAGAGTTTGTGAACAACCTCGAAAGTGATATCTTTACACAAATCCTAGAGTTCATTAAATCAAAACCAAGGGTAAAGATCCCAGTGAAATTTATATGTCCTAAGTGTGAAAAAGAAAACGAATTTCAGATAGAAGGTGTAGACGGTTTTTTCGTCTAATGCTCTGCCATGAATCACTTGAAAATTACTACAAAACTAATTTTCAATTAATGCATCATCATAAATACTCATTGGCAGAGTTAGAAAACATGTTTCCATTTGAACGAGAGATTTACATACAACTACTTGTTGCTCTAATAAAGGAACAAGAGAAAGAACAAACAAGAGGATACTAGAGTGGCCCAGGCAGTAACACTAAAAGACGTAGTAATACAACTAAAATCGATGCACAAGGATCAAAAGCAAAGTGCATCGATACGTCAAATGGTTAGACAAGAATCAATGGCACAGAACGTAGGTAGTTCATATGCTACTGGTGTTCTTGCGGGCAACCTGTTAGGTCCAACCGCAACCAAAGTTGCAGATCGAACCAAAAAGATCGCTAGGACGGCGGTGAATTTTGGAACATTAGGAATTGCACCTACTGTAGGCGGAATCAGTAAGGCCATTCGAACCGCTAAATCAAACAGAGAACAGAAGAAACAAATCAAGGAAGAGATCGAGAGTAGGGGTAATACTCCAGAGAAAAAAGTTGTAAAGGCGATGACATCAAAAAGTTCGGACTCAGTATTCGGTACAAGTGATCGAATTGCAGATGCAGTCGAGAGAATTGCAAATAGCGTTTCCGAACTAGTAGATTCGATGAAATCCAAACCCAAGAACAAGAAGGATTCACCGCCGAAGATCATCACACCGTTTGGATTTGCAGATAAGACCCCAGACACAGAAGATACCCCAAGCACAGCAGAAACCGAGGCCTCCTCGGGTGGTGATATGGCATCATCAAAGAGTAGAAATAAAATGGTACGCTTTGCCCGAGTACAATCTAAAATAATTGGTAGAGCAATTACTAGTAGCACCAAGAAAACTGTAGCAGCAAGTAAAGCAGGTTTTGCTAGGATGGGCAAGGCGTTCATGGGTGCTGCAAGATTTATTATCATGGGAATTGTCAGTGCTATCGGGGGGATAGTATCTGCAATTGCTCCGTTCATCGCACCGATTTTGGCCGTG